TAATGCTCAAAGCCTGTTTCATCATAAATGTATGTACGATTGTTTAACTGGCCTTGCATTAACTTAACACCTTCAAAGATGTATTTGCCATTAATATCACGCGTTGTTGTGTGAGTAGATTCAGCAATAAGTTTATATGTTACAGAGTTAATAGTCGTAGTGAATATAGTACCTCTAACTAGACTCAATGGTAGGTAGTTGCCATGGTCATCTTGAATGTTAGTAGGTGCAACCATTTCAATGTTAACAACAGCTATAGAAGGTTTAGTTGAACGAGGTGTATAACCCAATAGCTTAGCATGTGATACAACACTCTCTCTTAACTGTGCAGTATCTAGGAATGTTTCATTCAAAGCAAAGTTAGCATTAATAGAGTTAATATGGGTGATGTATGATAACACATCAATCATAGTATTCATTGCAGCACCTTCAAAGTTATAGTCTTGAAATGCTCCAGGTTGCTCTTGCATGTATGAAATTAAATTAGCTTTTAATTCGTTAAAATCTAATTCTGATGCATTAATTCTTCTATTATTACTCATCGTAGTCTCTCTAATGTGGTTGAAATATCAGTGGTTGCACCAGTTGATATAATTTGAATTGTTACTGTTATCTGGACATCATTCCTATCAGGGAATGTTTTCACATTCACGTTTAGTACTTTAACTCTAGGTTCTTAAGTAATAGCCAATTCAACTTGACTTGAAATAGCTGCGGCAGTAACATAATTAATATTCTCAAATAAAAATGATCTTAAGTTAGCACCAAAATGTGGATTAAATGGGCGTTCACCGTAATTGGTTCTTAGTATATTTAATACACTCTGCTTTACAGCATTAATACCTTTCTTGGTAGAAATGTCTCCTGTATTAGGATTAAGCTTATAGATAAAATCTATATCAGAATAATTGTAGGTTTGTGATATTTGTGCCATATGACTTATTTATAAGGTTATGTCGCATTAGGTGAACCAGTTGAAGCTGCATGGGCGGCTAATCCACCACCGCCATCACCTGGATGTGTGTGATTATTAAGAGATACAACAGCATCAGTGTATACATCCTTACCACATGATATATTACCATCCACCCTTAATTCACCCGTTATATGGGTATTGGGACAATCAAGGGTTGTCTTACCCATAACATCAATATCAGCATTGCCACTAACAATAATTCTTACATTACCCGTAACCTCTAATGTATCGTGACCAAATACAACCTTATAGTTATTATTAACCACCCGTTCTATCTTAGATCCATTAGGTTCTATTTCATATGATGAACCACTCTTATGTCTTTCGTGTATTCTCTCTGATCCAGGAGTATCATCATACTCTTTAAAGTGACCCGACTTAGTTTCGTACATATTATTAAATGTATATTCTGGTGCATACATTGTTGGTGGTTGAAGCGTTTGTCTTGAATCACCTTTATAGTAATACCCTTTATCAACTTCAACACCTTCTGAATCATACAACGGTACCATTTCAACTCTACCGTATTCATAAGCCTCATCTTTCTCTTTAATATATGGAGTATCTGTATCTCTTACTCTAATATTGTTATCAGGGGTTGATACTTCTTTAGGGTATATACCATCAGGGTCTGTAAAACCAAATGACACCGGTGTCTCTTCTTTATTCGATACCGATGGGAGTGTACCCATAACCATAAACGCTTGGAGATCATTATCGGTAAATGTACCTACAACCCAAGAACCTTGTACTAAGAATGTAGAGTGACCTAACCCTGATATACCAGGCGTGTTAGTTCCAGCCATAACAATAGCCCAAGGAAGATCCGCTGTTGGTATTAAATTCTTATCTCTCGAATGTACATTAATAACACGTACCTTAACTCTACCTAATTCTTTAGGGTCATTTATATCTTCGATAACTCCGTAATACAATTCCATATTATCCCCTTGCCAATTCTATTGTTTGTGTGTAGTCATTGTCTTCAATTCTATGAATAATTTTAGATACAATGTAATTGCCAGAGAATTTATTTGAAGGACTTTGCCCTTGTTTATTCTTTTGCAATTCAAGTTCGACTTTATTGCCTACACCAATTGCTGGTATTGCTTGACAACCATAAGCAGTAATTCTAGTATTAAATAATAAGCTTAATATTGATTGCATCTTACATATACTAACATGATCGTTTACATTTAATAATGGTTTCGATTCGTTATCAAACATATCAAGACGCATCAAATTTAACTTACTTGTTGCATTGATAGTTGCACCGTACGATTCATTAACAACACTTGAATTGGATAGGTCTAAGTTAGTAATGTTTTTACCGAATACACCTGAAGCACTACGTGCAATCTGATTATCATTGTCCGAATGGATAACTATATTAGATGGTTGTCCTACATTAGATAATGCTTTATTGAGGGTGTCTGCATTTTGTATTTGTGTTGATATAGTAGCTGAAGGAATCTGTCCTTCAATTTGACTTAAAGAAGTTAAAAAAGAATTCTTACTATCAACCAATCGTTCAAATATAAAGAAAGGATTGTGATCTATATTATATGCTTGCCTTTGTATTTGTGATATAGCTGTTGAAGGTGATACATTAGGTGCTATATAATGGCCTTGAGTTATAGCGTTATCCAATACCTTTAATTTAGTTTTAAATGATTCGTCAAATATTGTTTTAATGATATCTGTACTTCTACCTTTAAACGATTTTGATATTAATTTAACTGAATTTAATAAACTATTAATTGATTTTAAATTAATAACATATGTCCTTTTAGTTAAACTAGAAGTAGTATCAACATAATTAACACCATCAACGTATAATGTATGTTTAACCTTACTTTTTAAATATTCAAATTCTAATATAATAGTATTTTGATTGGTAATACCATTATCTAATAAGCCAATGCCATCTGTAATTTCTACATTACCGCTAAGGTTACCAAATAAGTTTTCTTCGATATTAATGTTTAATACTGAATCGGTTATATCAAGAGTACCACCCCCGTTATAACCCAACGATACTTTAAAAGTGGATACCTTCATTTAAATAAGCTCTTTATGGAATTCAGATACAAACTCATTAATTAATTCAGGTCGAATAGCTCTAACATATCTATTAGCATCATTCAAATAGGATTCGTGTTCAACGTTAGTAACCTTATGAGTGCCAGCGAGGCGCGGAGCTGTAATATCCCCTGTCGAATCATCAACATGATACTTAGGTGCGTATGCTCTACTTACAACCTCAGTAGCCGTAATAGTATCCTGTGATTCTAAACCAAATAAGTCTTCGCCTTGCTCTAAGAACTCACCAGAAATAAGCTTAATCGTAATATATTTGTCATTAGTATGTACTGCTAACAATTGTCCGATAGCGCCTGATAAAACACCTTGAATATACTCACCAACAATAAACTTATTTAAAAGATCATCGGTACACGAACAAGCAAGAGCAGCAAAGTCCGCATACTTGTAAATAGAATAATCTATTAATTGTGCAGAGTTCTTAGGCCAATCATTCCAAATGTTTTTAATATTTGGATTAATTACTATAAAGGTCCAATAATAACTGGTAGTGCCATATAACCTTTGACTCAATTGTTCAATTCGTTCACCGTCTTGCACCTGTACAAAATTATAAAACGTTTGTTGATTTAGTAAAGATTCAGAAGCGGCAACAAAACTTGTTAAGTTTGTTACATTATCATATACACCATCTCCATTTAAATCATATGGTATTGTTTGAAAGTTTGAAAAGTAACTCATATCTTAATATCCTTTTATCTCAACGTCATCTCTGTATATAGGCATTACTTCGTTTAAGGTAACACTTAAATCTATTTCAACCGCTCTATTGCCGTCCTTAAAGAATGATGCTGAATTTGGGTTATACGTAACAGACACACTAGAGATAACCATTAATGGAAGTGCTGGTATATCCTTGGCACCGTGGAATGAAACGATTACTTGATCCGGGACTGTTAATGTAATAGAACTCTTTCTATTAGCATGAGCTGCACCTCTAAATGTTTTAATAATAGCTGAACATGCAGATGATTCTTGTGCGCTGTCTGGTAACATCTTCCATGTAAATGAAAATGATCTTAATGCAGTATTCTTATATTGCATGTATTCATTAGGGTTTGTTGCCTTACCCATTTGTCTTATCATCTCATCACCTAAAGCATCACCTAATCCAGCACCACCAGCACCACCTAATAAAGCACCGCCTGGTATAACATTAGCAAAATAAGCACCCAAGCCACCCACGGCAGCTGCAGCAGCTTGAGCACCCATCACCGCGCCATCTTCACCACCAAATTTATCAAGGCCACTATCAAGAAGATCAGTTGCAACCGATGCTAACTTACGGGATTCTTGACTATATGACATTGTATCGTTAATATCAATTGCCGGTGTCATATAAAGAGCAACAACATTTTTTAATTCTTTTTTATGAATAGACTCTTTAATAATAGCTTTGATTTTATCTACAGTGTTACTGAACATACTATCTTCTTCAGTAGTTTCCTTATTATTAAGTTTCGATACCTTGTTCTGTTCTTTGAACAAGGCTTCATCATAGTCTTGTTCAATCACTCTAAAGAACTCAAACATAATGAATGGTTCAGGGGATTCATTAGCACCACTTGCTCTAGCATCAGCATGCTCATTCATCATACCTTCGTTGAATTCAGTATTTGAATCATAAGTTAAACTAGTCTCGGATGAATCACCTAATGAATACGGGTATGATAAATAGCGTGGAGTGGTAAGGCCTTTATGTGGACGATTCCAAGCATCAGCAACATCTCCTGCAAAATCAGATACTGTGTCAGATATACTTTGAAATGGGTTTCCCATAGTCGAATAAATAGTTATGAATAATACTTATTTATACATATTATGAGAAAAACTTACAGCGGAAAATACAAAGTTAAGTATCCAGAAAAATACAATGGTGATCATACTAAGGTTACATACAGATCCTATTGGGAGAAACAAACCTTTAAGTGGATTGAAAAGCAAAGTTGGGTTAAGTGGTGGAATTCAGAAGAGACCATTATACCATACATTTGTTCTACTGACAAGAAGCCTCATAGATATTTTATTGATTTAACTATTAAGAGGATGGATGGAAAGGTTGTCTTGGTTGAAATAAAACCCGCCCAACAAACCCAACCACCTAAGAGAAAAAACCTTAATGAAGCTTTAGCCTATATGAAGAATACCTCTAAGTGGAAGTATGCTAAAAGGTATTGTGATGATAGAGGTTATAAGTTTGAGATCTGGACAGAGAATACATTAGAGTCATTTGGTATTAACTTAATGACTATGAAGAACAAAGTATCCAAGACCAAAACCGGTAAGAAGATATGGAAGTCTTTTAAAAGGATAAAGGTAAAGAAAAAAGTTATAAATAAGTAATATGATAAACAATACAAATAAATATGGGTAGCTTATTCGATAAACTAGAATCAGAAGCGTTCCGTAAAGGTCTTAGTAAAAGATCTAAAGAAGCACAGACGTGGTTTAGAAAACAAGTACAAGGCATGGGTCAGATTAACATGCATAAGATGATGAAGGACGATAGGTTAGTTAAGAAGTCTCGCCCTAGAGTTGGCGATATGTTTATGTATGCGTATGATCCAAAGCATAGAAAGACCTTACCTTATTATGATAGGTTCCCATTAACCATCATGGTTGATAAAGCTCCTGGTGGATTCTATGGGTTGAACTTACATTACCTACCATTAAAGCAAAGAGCTATATTCTTAGATAATTTGTCGGCCATTGCTAATAATAAAAGGTATGATGAGACAACTCGATTAAAATTGAGTTATGCATTATTAAAAGGAGCATCTAAGTTTAAATACTTTGCTCCATGTTTTAAACACTATTTAACATCTCAAGTGGATTCTAAGATAATGAAGGTAGAAGCATCAGAGTGGGACATAGCAATATTCCTACCTACTGAGAACTTTGCTAAAGCTAAGAAGTCTAAAGTTTGGAAAGATTCAAGGAGTAAGTGGTAGATGAGTTTACCTGTCGGCATTGATGCCTTAAAATCAACAATCGGAAAACGTGGTGGTTTAGCAAGAGCTAATAGATTCGCCATATATATTACCCACCCTAATATGAAGAATGCATTAGGTCCTGGCTTAATCAATATGGATATTGGTGGCTTAGTATCTAACGTCGCTGGTTCATTGCTGTCTGGTGGTTCTGTTGACCCTATGGCATTTATTAATGATCCTCGGGATATGTTCTTATTATGTGAGAGTGTTCAGTTGCCCGGTAAACGTATTGCTACAATGGAGTCATTCATTACACATAAAGCTATTAAGAAACCTTATTCATACTTAGTTGATGAGGTTACCTTTTCATTCATCCTTACTAATGATTACTTTGCTAAGAAGTATTTTGATTCATGGCAAGCATTAGTGGTTAATCAAGACTCTTTAAAGATTAGTTATAAGAACGATTATGTAACAGATGTTACTATACAACAATTAACACCATCAAATGATGTTATTCCAGCATACTCTGTTAAGTTAAAGAATGCATTCCCTATTGCTGTAAATGTAATTGAATTATCGAATACAACAGAGAATAGTGTAATACAATGTTCAATAACATTATCATTTGATGATTGGGAAGAAGTAGGATTGCTAGACGGGTTTACCGATTTAGTTTCAAAAGGCAGAGATATATTTGATGCTACAGTGGGTCAAGTGAAAGGATTATTTTAAATTTTATAATGGAGATATATTATGAATACATTACCAAAGTTATCTGTACCTAAGTACAGTTTAATTATACCCTCTACGAAAGAGAGAGTATCATACAGACCTTATTTAGTTAGGGAAGAAAAGATATTAATGATTGCGTCAGAGTCAGAAGACTCGGATCTAATTCAAACAGCATTAATCGATCTGGTGGCGGAGTGTTTGGATTATAAAGGGGATGTTAATACATTAACCAATTGTGATTTGGAATACATCTTCTTACAATTACGCGGTAAGAGTGTAGGTGATAAGATTGATATTCTTAAGACTTGTGTAGAGTGTGATGCTAGTAATGATGTTACTATTGATATTAGTACAGTAACAGTTATTGATCATAGTCCTAAAGACGGTATTATTAGATTGTCTGACGACTTATCGTTAGAATTGAATTACCCTACATTAGGTAATAAAATTGATTATAATAGTAAAGATTCAGATACAGAAGTTTTAATTAAAAGTGTCGCGACAGCTTTAGCAGTTGTATATTATGGGGAAGAAACCTATAACGCAGCGGACACACCAATTGAAGAAAGGATTGAGTTTGTAGAGGGGTTTAGTAATGCCCAGTTTCAACAAGCTGTTGATTATTTATTAATGGCTCCATACGTAGAATACTCAAGTGAGTTTACTTGTTCTAAGTGTGGACATAAAGAGAAGTTTAGTTACACAGGAATTATAGATTTTTTTATATAGCTCTTTCGCATGAATCATTAGAGTCCTATTATAGGATGAATTTTTCGTTGATGGAGGAGCACAAATACAGTTTATTAGAGTTGGATAACATGCTCCCTTGGGAACGTGAAATTTACACTAGTCTACTTATTAAGCAAATTAACGAGGACATAGCAAATGCCGGCAAATAGGAATGGATCAAGTCTAAAAAATAAAGAGCAGCAGAATAGAATGCAATCTACTTTAGATAAGTCTAAGAATTCAATGAAGAACCTTGAAGGAGGTTTTGTTAAATTGAGAGAGGTTCTTGATGAACTAAACAAAAACGTTAAAGTATTAAACGTAATTGAAGGATTGCAGTTAGCTAACGACCGCGTTAGTCACCATGCTAATATCGATAGAACAGATAAGCAAACTCGTGAACTTGTCGATACTGATAAAGATTCAGCTAAGTTCATGGTTGAGCAGAACGCTCGAAATGAAGCAGGCTTGCGTGCTATTAGAGATGGTGTAATTAGATTTCATTCAGACTTCATGGGTAATAGTAAACAACAACAAGCTGATCGATTAAAGATTGCATCTAAAGAACATAATGATGGCATTAAGAAACACCGTTCTGTAGGTATGGCTCAAATGGACTTCCTCGAAAAGTTTAACATAACCAGTGTTTCAGGACTCGATAAGAATGGTTCATTTAAAAACTCTAAAACTGGTGAGACTCTAACCAGGAAGGAATTATTAAAACTTTGGGATAAGACTACTAAAGACAAATCCCACACACGCGATTTATCAGTACTTAAAGCCATCTTTAAAGACATGAAGTTCGATAAAGATAATAACTTAATCCAGGGAGATGATCCTAGAACTAAACACATGCTTGATACTCTGGAAAAGGTTATTCCTGGTAACCAGGCTGCTATGGCTGAATTCATTAAGATAACTAGGGATGCTAACCTTTCTGATGATCAACGAGAAGGTGCTATGGCTGACCTGTACATGAAACACGTAAAGGTTCAGCAAACACTAATTGGAAACCTCCCAAACAAGCACGAGTCTAAAAAGGCGGAAGATACTCAAGTAGATCAAGGTAAGAAGACAGTTATGCTGTTAGAAGACTTGAGGGATCAAGGTAAAGAAGATAAACTAGCAAGGAAAGAAGAAGCTAGGGAAAATAGAAAGATCATGCTTCGTGCTAGCGGTAAGAGGGGTGGTCGTGGTGGTAATAGAGTAATACCTAAATCCGTAGTACCGAGTTCAACTGGTGCTGGTTTATTAGAGACAGGGGCTGCCGCCTATGCCGCTAAGAAAGCAGCTGATGCACTAATTAAAAAGAAATTGGCCGCAAAAGCAGCCAAGAAAGCAGCTGCAGAAGCTGCCAAGAAAGCTGCCAAGAAAGCTGCCAAGAAAGCAGCCGCAAAAGCAGCCAAGAAAGCAGCTGCAGAAGCTACCAAGAAAGCAGCTGCAAAAGCTGCCAAGAAAGCAGCTGCAAAAGCTGCCAAGAAAGCAGCCGCTGTTGCATCTAAAAAGTTGGCTGTCTCAGCCACTAAAAAGAAAGCTGTTGCTACCGCAGCTAAGAAAGCTGCATTGAAGTCCTCTGGTCCATCCTTTATGAAGTTGTTTTCATTAGCTAATAAAGTAGCAGCTAAGATGGGTTGGAAGAAACTAGCTAGTATGATCTATCTGCGGATGCCGTTGTTAGCAGGATCAGTATTAGGTGGACCATTATTAACAGCTGCATTATTAGTGTACTCAGCGTATGACATATATCAAGTATTACAAGAGATTGATAAACTTGAGAATAGTGGTTCTAGTGTAATGGATTCAACCAAGGATAAACTAGACTTATTATCTTCTAATACTACATTCGTTGGAGCCCAAACACAATCACAAGCTGATGCACTTGAACGTGTAACAAAGCTTCGTACACAAGCTCTCCAGCCAAGTTCAGATTCAGATATTAACCTATTTGGTAAGGGTAAAGAAACTGGAGTTATTAACTCTGGTAATACATCTAACTCTGGTAATAGTATTATCAATAACAATTATGGGGTTGACTCTACATTATCAGGAAGAGTCCCTACTGAAGGAATGATTACTCCCGGATACTAAAAAACCCGCAATTAAGCGGGTTAAAACAAGGAGTGTTTTAAATATTTATACTAGGCTTCTGCTGCTAACTTAGCAAAGTAACTCATAGTATCATCGGTGTTAGCGGCAGGTTCTGCGGCCATTGTCGATGTTGGTACATCATTAAACGGTGACTCAATCTTCTCATCTAAATCAACTTGTTCAGCACTACTAGTAACTGCACCATCTTCACCAAGTACACGAGTTAACTTAAGATTAAGTTCGTCATAGCTCTTGTATGTAGAAGGATCAATAAACTCTTTAAGAGAATACTCTTGATTATAGATAGTTTCTAACTTGTCATCTTCTGCTAATGGTTCAACCGGTCCAAACTCTGAACGATCATAGTTTCTAAACCCAGCTACCTGTGCAATCTTGATTTTAAAGTTAGCACCTTTCCACATATCAAATGGGTTAACTGCAGTTTCATCAGCAAACTTAGGTTGCATAGCGTCCATCAACTTCTCAAAGATCTTAGCACCATACTCGTATAAGAATGTTTTACCATTGTTTGCTGGATTCTCAGGATCAGATATCACCATGATATTAGACACATAGTGTAATCTACGCTTACGCTTACGGGCAACTTCTTTATCCGATTCAATACCAGTATTCCATAACTTAGAATTCATTTCTGATACAGGATCATCCTTACCAATAGTAGTTAAACTCTTCTCAACATACCATTGACCAGTAGGACCTTGAAAGAAGTGATCCCAGTATTTAGCCCAAGGTAGATCATCACCTTCAACCGCTGGAAGGAAACGGATAACGGCATAGCCATTACCTGCTTTATCCACGGTTGGCTTCCACATACGATCATCACCGTATGATTTCTTTTTACCGCCTGCTTTTTCAGCGGCACTTACTAATGAATCCATATTCATTGCTTTTTGTTTTAAGTCGTTAAAACTCATATATTACTCCTGTATATTATTTG